TGTACACCACGCAATATTTTAGCAAATACATAAGAAATTTTAGTATATTTTTGTGACCCTACATGGGTTCTATAAACAATACCAAAAAGGTAAGTTATTTTGGCTTTTCTACATCCTGAGAATTGTTTACTAGGTAATCTATTAACTTACCTGTATATTTCATGCGGCCTAAATGAGTTAATTCAATAGATGGGTCAGTCCAAATCTCACCATTCATGTCTTGCCAATACCGACAAAATCCATAATCTTCAGACAAGAACCTTTTATCTTCATCTACATAAGAGTTAAACAAAGCATAACCATATTCTCTTTCCTCTTCATTAAGCAAACCAGTATCATCCATATATTGCAATTCAGGATGTTCTTCAAACATCTTTTCAAATACGCTACGCTTTATCAACATAAAACCTGTTCCTGCATCATGAACAGATATTGCACCTTTATCAACACGAATTTTTGAATCAGCAAAACGAACTGGATTTACAACAAATCTTACACTTGAGTCTAACAATTTATCTGGCTCAATTCCTTTTTTAACTGCATCTGAAACTTTATCCCAGTTAATATCCTTAATCGGATAAGCCCCTGTCATAATTTCTTTATCATGCCATAACATTTTTAAAATGTCATCTGGATTGAAAGATAAATCCACATCAATAAACATTAAGTGTGTGTATTCTTTATTAGCCATAAATTTAGCAACCAATTGATTTCTCGCCCGGCTAATCAAAGAGTCAGACAATGTACTAACGGAAAACTTAAGACCAATTTCTTTAAAACCAATTGCCGTTTTCAAAAACGACATAAAAAACGGTTCTGTTAGTTGTTGATCATAGCAAGGCAATGCAAAAAGCGGGTGCCAATTCTTTATTTCATCAGATGTAATTTCTATTTCTTGTTCTTCAGTTGTAAGCATAACAAATAGTATACACAAAAAAACCCCCTTGCGTTTCCACAAGAGGGCTTTTATGTAATTATTAATTAATAACTATTTTGTCGTATTTTTTGTCTTAGTCTGAACGCCGGACACTTCTTTTGCATTGACAGTGTTTTCAGTAGATACATTTCCTGAAGCCTTAAAGAAGAGGCTTCCATCTGTTGCATCAAATCGGATAACAATATTGTAACCCAATTTCTTAGCCTGAGCACGGATACGCTGTTGCATTGAATTGTAAGCCTTACCCTTTTCAATTCCCTTAATACAAAACTTATCGCCGGTATTAACTGATTCGTTAAGAGCTTCGATAATCATTTGCAATTCTTCTGATACTCTGCCTGAGCGAGAGATTTCGGGGAAGTTATCTACTTTTTGGATACTAATGGACATTTTAATTTTTTCCTTTTGTTGTATGGATTATGAGTAGGTCGCCCAACTCGTTGAGGATAACTATATCAGCATGGTAAGAGCAAAGATGCCCGTTTGAGGATTTTTTTAAAAAAATGTATTTCTTGATACTATTGACGATTAAAAGGTTTCAGCCTTATTCTTGGAATTTGCCTTAACAGTTGCTTGATCATTTTCATGAGCGTGCTGGTTTGCATTGCTTAATCCAGCCTGTAGCTTTTTGATTGCTAGTCTGCTTGCTGTTAATTCAAAATTCAAAGAAGAAATTTGATTGTTTAATTCAACAACAATTTCTTCAAGGGTTACTTGAAGTTCTTGCTGCTGATTTATAGAAGTTCTATCCATTTGTCCACCTCCTCCTTATTCATAGTGTTTACATCAATAAATTGCTGAGTTTCTTTATTATACATATGTACGCTACCAAATTCTTCAAAATCATCATCCATTTCAAAAACCTTACTTGGCTCTAATATTTCAATCTCTATTTCTGAGTCCAATGCAATATGATCTAAACAATTAAACACAGCCCCGGCTAAAGCGTCTGCCAAGTCTTTAGAGCCAGTAGAAGGGTGATCAATTTTATTATTCCCATACAGTCTTAATTTAAGAAGCTCTTCCTCAACCAATAGCTCATTCCAATAGCCTCTCAATCTCGTGTCATACATACAAGACATTAACGTATCATAATCCGTCTTCTTAACGCTGTGGAAATCTGAATTGATTCCCATACTTCTTAGACTCTGAATCATTTCAATAGATTGCCAACGGTCAAATGTAACCAATGCGACATCAAATTTTCTATGCAAATCAACAATCATTTGCCTAATTGATGCAAAGTTAATTTCTGCACCGACAGTTGCTTCCCAAGAGTAAACTAAATCAACATTAATAATAGGTAATGTTTCAATACCCATTGATGTTTTAACTTCTTTAAAACCGGCGCAATGACTCATACAAAGAGCTGCCCTATCTCGTTTCAAAGCCAAGTCCACATGAATAAACCTAGTATGTCCATCACTATTATTAAACCAAGGTTTAAAAGTTCCTTCTTCATTCATAGGGTCTTCCCTATACATAAACGCTTTTCTAACCTGATCTGCATCTCTAAAGTATGCATCTTCCATATTCGGTGGTTCACATTCAAATCTAGCCCTAGCCTGAATAGGATTACGAATATATTCTGATTCTAATTGTTCTCTCTTAATTGTAGGATTAACTTCCCAAGTAGCAGCTTTCATTGACCAAGTTTTTGGTTCTTTATTATTCCTAGAATCAAAAAATCTTTGCTGAATAAAGTCACCTTTATAGCGGGGGAAAGACAAAAGAATAACTTTACCGACTTCTGGAAAACGAGACATAACAGATAACTTACTCATGTTGTAAATAGCAGAGGCAGAACCTTTTGATCTTGTTTCACCTTTCAATTCCACATCAGTTTTAAAAGCTGCAATTTCATCCAGGATGATAGTCATAACTTCATAACCTTCCCAACCTTCACTTTCAGAGTGACCAGAAAAACATCTAACTGGTCTACTAAAGAAAAAGATTTCAGACACTCTTGGTTCAAATCCAACTTCATTAAAGAATGGAGAACCTAACAATAAGTTTTTAAATGGTTCAAAGAAAACTCTCTGCGCTTGCTGAGCATTTACAGCGAGGTTAAGCAAGTCAATATAAACACCTTTAGCTTTACCATAATACCCAAGAGGATCTCTTAAGCAATGCATTAAGTAGGCCGTATAAGCCATTGATATTCTTGCACAATGGTCTTTACCAGAACCTTTACCTAACATACAGATGACTTCATTATCTGTATATTGATCGTAATAGTCTGAACCTTCTTTTTCACCCATTAAATGTTGTAGTGTAGTCTTTTTAAAAACTTGAGTTGAATGCCGAACAATTTCTAACTGAATAGGCGATAATGGTGGTAATCCAAGGTAATGTTGATCTTGTACGAATTGTTCTATTGATACCGGTTCCATAGTGAATTCATCTTTGCTAAGCAATCTCTCAAAGTCAGCCAAATCTAAATTCATACCCATAAAATCAGACATCATTTACACCTTTATGGGCGACTGTTTCGGTGACATTGTTTTCTGTGTCAGAAATTACCTCTGCATCTTGTATATCTTCATCTGTGCTCTTCATAATATCAAAAGCAACTGCCAACTCTCGTCTTACCTCATCTGCGATGTGAGGATATTTTGAGATAACATCACGGAGAATCTTAGACAAAATCTGGTTAACATTCTCAGCCTTTTGCATTCGAGCAATATAATCGTTATCTCCAGAAACACCGCTCATCAATTTGTGCAACTGAGCTTTCTTATTAGCAATTTCAGCAGCCAATTTAAGGGCTTGGATTCTTGCCGGAACCATTCCATGATCCGTAGCGATATTTACAGTCTCCCAAGCCTCTTTGCTTAACTGATCAAATTCCTGCAGTGCCTTGATAGTGTTAAATTGAATTCTTTCTAGAAAGTAAGGGTCATCATCAGCCTGCTTGTTAAGTATCTTCTTATACTCTTGAATGTACTCTTTTGCCTCATTTGTTTTTAATGATAGCAATGTTGCTATCTCGTGATATGAATAGCCTTTGACAAAGAGAAGCCCGGCTTCCTCTATACTGCGTAATTTATCAACGATGCTTTTATTGCCTACTGGCTCTATATTTGACATAATGTATAGTTTATCACACTAACACAGAAATAAAAGCAAAAAGCCCCGCCGTAGCAGGGCTTTCCACTAATTACTGTTTTTAATTAGAAACAACTCTGTAGATAGTGAGCTTATCGTTTTTCAAAAAGACGACTAAAGTTTCTTGGACTTTTGTTGGTGAATTCATATTTTAATGATACCATTCTTTGATTCGTTATTTGAGTGTTTGTTTTGTTTATATAAGGATTATTAATCCTCTTTAAAACCTAATTTATCACCGTTATTTATAGCAAAGACTTCAAGTTCTTTATAATCGTATCCATGCATTTTAGTGAATGTTAATCGATAGTTATACCATCCCCTAACACCTTCCCAGAATCTTTGATCAGTTTCAGCAGCTAAGTCGGTTAGTTCTTCACTTGTTAAAAGAAAACTCAGAACGCCTAATGGCATATACACCACACTATTGTAAGTTGGCTCTTTATCTTCACCATATTCTTGTAGCAAATCTTGAAACTGCTTTATAACTTTAGAAACACCATCACCGGAGTAGTGATCAACTTGGCCATAAGCATTGCGAATTCTTGGACAGTAATCATCTACATTTGTAATAGTTCCAAATGTCCTACATACCATCGGGCGATACCCATAAATAGTACATCCACCCTTGTAAAAAGCACAATGCCTTTTTGTCTCACCATCGGCTTGCCAATCTTCATCATGCATTGCTTCCTTCAGGCTCTCTATAACGCCTTCCATCCATTTATTTGCAAAATCCTCTCCCTTATCTTCCATCTTTAAATAGAATTCCTGTGTGAGTCTGAATGCGATATTAGAGCATTCTGCAAGTGGAATGCGTAGCCCAATGACACAGCAACCGCCAGAGCCTAAGCATTTGGATTCTGAACTGTTCTGCTTTGCTTCAATGAATCTAATCTGGTTGTATACCATGTCCAATTTAGCAAAAGTTGTAATATCTTTAGATGATACTGCTCTTTTCATTGTAATTTTCATTATA